CGGGACGCCGGGGAGCTCGTAGACCGTGACGGCCTCCTTCGCGCCGACGATGACGCCCTCGAACGGCGTCACGGCGGCGACGTCGGTCTCGACGTCGCGGGCGGTGTACCGGGACTTCGCGCGGATGGTGAAGCCGGAGCCCGCGAGGGTGCCGGTGTCGAAGCCGAGCGAGGCGTCCAGGTAGCCCAGCACGTTGTTGTTCGTGGTCTTGAGCATGGCCTTGTACAGGTCCTTCTCGACGATCGCGAAGTTCGGCAGCGCGTCGCCGTCGATGACCTCGACGATGCCGTCGATCAGGTACGACAGGCCTGCGGTGAGCCCCGCGGGGACCGCGTCGCCGACGACGGCGGTCGCGGACTGCACGACCTGCGTCAGGGCGCGCTCGTTCGACCAGCGGGCGTACGACTCGCGCATGGCGTTGTAGTACGACTCCCAGTACTCCGGGTTGGAGAAGTGGCGGTACTCGTTGGCGTGGTCGTGCGCGCCAGCCCAGTAGTGCGTCCCGGCCGTGAACGGGACGGCCTTCGGCGTGTTGGACGGGACGTTGGTCTTGTTGCCCGCCCAGTCGCCGCCCTGCGGCTTCGTCTCCCACTTCCACCCGGCGATCGTCGCCGCGGTGAGCTCGGCGGTGCCGAGCAGGTCGACGATGTCGCGCGTGTAAGCGAGGCCGTCCCAGAGCTGGCCGATCCACTGCGGGAACGGGTTGATGACCTCGCCGACGGACGGGGCCGCGCCGTTCGCGCCACCGGCCGACGTGTAGGGGATGCTGTTCAGGGCTGCGAACAGGGTCTGCGCGCCGGGTCCGGCGTTGGTGCGGAGCATGGCGAGGAGCGTGTCGTCTCCACGACCCGACTTCACCTCGTGAAGGGCTCGCATGATCTGGCCGAACGAGGGCGCGGCGGGAGCTGCGGCCTTGCTACGGCGGGCGGTCAGGGTGGCGGGTGCCGTTGCAGTGGTCACGGGCTCTTCCTCTTCCTCGGTTTCCGGTGCTTCCGGGTCTTCGGTTTCCTCGACGACGGTCGTCGTCGTGGTGGTCTTGTCCTGTTCGGTGGTGGTCTCGATGTCCTCGACGCGACGCCAGGTGATGCCCTGCGCGTCGGTGTACTCGGACTCGTTGTGCTCGGTCGTGGTCACGGCCTCGTCGCCGGTCTCGTCGCCGACGGGCTCCTCGTCGAGGTCGACCGCTGCGGCGAGGAGCGTCGCCGACGGGAAAGCGCCGGCCTTGACGAGAGCCGCGCCGAAGATGCGTCCGCCGACGGCCTTGCCTGCGCGGATGACCATGTTCTTGGCCTCGACGGAGAGCTTGGAGCGGCGTCCGGCGCGGGCGTCGGCAAGGGCGCGGTCACCCTCAGGGGTCGCGGCGAACGCGAAGTGTCCGACGATGCCGGTCGGGGTCTCCTCGAGCCGGGTCACACCGCCGACGACGCTCTCGCGCTCGTGGTCGGTGTTGAGTGCCAGGCCGGTGACGTCCGACGGGATCGTGATCGCGCCGGGCTCGACGGCGAAGCGGCCGAGGTTGGAGCTGCACTCCTCGCCGTAGGGCACGAGGAGGCCGGTCGCGGTGCGGTCGCTGTGGCTCGCGATCAGCGTGCCCGCGTAGATGTGAACGTCTGTCATGGTCAGTCCTTCGTGACGGGGCCGGTAGGGCTCGGGTTGTTGGATCGGAGCTCGGAGAAGTCGAACCGGACGCGCTGCCCCTCGGGGACGCAGTCGTCCTGGGAGAAGCGCGCCGCGATCGGGTCGGACCAGTACGACAGCGAGTAGTCGAGGAGCTCGTTACGGGTGCCTTCCTGCGTCGAGTAGGTCAGCGAGGCGGTCGACAGCGAGCCGTCGAGCGCTGCGGCGGGCAGGTTCAGGAAGTTGGCCGTGTCGACCTTCGCGAAGTTGCGGCCCTCGATCGCGAGCTGCGGGGCCTGGTCGCCGTGCGTCTTGAGCTCCAGGTTGAACGGCGTGAACGTGACGGTGCCCTTCGGGTCGTTCCGGGCCTCCCAGTAGTCCTCGATCAGGCCGTCGATTTCCTCGTCGGTGTACGCGTTGTCGGTGGTCTCGTGAAGCTCGACGAGCGGGACGGGGTTGTTGGCCCGCTTGACGTAGGCCTCCTCGAGCGCGAGGGCTCCGCGCATGCTGCGGGTGGCGTACTCGAGGAACCCTTCGGACGGGCCGGGGATGAGGACGACTTCCTCCGCGGACACGACCTCGTCGTTGACGACGATCTGCCCTTCGGCGTCGAAGTGCCACCACTCGGTAGGGATGCGCTCGGCGGACTCGATCGCGCCGTCGGCGTCGCGGGGCGTGCCCCAGAGCGACCAGCCGTTGAAGATGAGGTCATCGACGGTCCAGAGCATCCGGTGGTGCGGGGTCAGGTTGCCGTCGGTGCGGTAGAGCCAGCGCGGCTGATCCGCGGTCTCGCCGGACTCGTCGTAGGCGCGGAGCGGAGTCGGGGCGATCTGCCCGGCGAGGATCGCGCGGCCCTTGACGACGGGCGGCAGGGTCATGGCCTGCTCGCGGGTCATGAACGCCCCGGTGCTGCCGATGATCTCGGCCGCGAAGATGCTGCTCAGCTGGCCGGAGGACCACTGCGTACGCATACGCCGACGGCCGCGGGGCCGGTCACCTGACGACGGCGACGCGCCCCAGATGCGACCCAGAGTCTGTTTGATTCCCACGGGATGAACTATGCGGAGACAGGGGCGACAGGAGACGAATCCGCGGCGTGTCGTCGCTTCCATGCGGCCTCGTTCCGGCGCGCTTCCATCTCCTTCGGGTGGTTCTCGCGTTCGTGGTTCGAGGCGCACCGGTAGGCCTCGGCGTCGCCGAAGCGGATCGCGGACCAGTGCGGGCAGTCGGTGCAGGTGACGACGACGGTTTCCGAGGCTGAGCGGTCGTGCTTGAGGGTCATGAGCGTGCTTTCTGTGCGAGGCTGGCGGTCGATCGCAGTCGGCGGGAGCCGCGCTGCTCGGTGGTGTCGAAGGTGCGGAGCGCGATCGTCGCGGCGACCAGCGGCGTGATGTCGATCGCGCCGGACTGTCGGCGTCCCCACGCCCACGAGCTGTCGCCGAGTGGGCGCTTGACGACGCCCTCGGCTGCGGCGTTGAGGCCGGACTGGTCCGAGTGTCGGAGGCGCTTGCCGTCGAGCTCTTTCATGAACGTGGCGCACATGGCCCCGACGTCCTTGTACGCGATCGGCTTGCGTCGCGGGGCCGGGCGGCGCTTGGCCATGGCCTCGGCCTCGGCGAGGACTGCGCCGACGGTGTCGTGACCGATCACGCCTCGGTAGCGGCCGGAGAGCTCGACGCACCGGCCGACGAGCCAGTCAGTGCCGGGCCGGTGGTCGACGACCTCGATGTACGCGAGTCCGTCGGCGCGCCAGGCCGCGACGATCGCGGCCGAGCTGCCGCCCGGGTCGACGTCAATCCCGAACGCGACGTGCTGCGGGCGCTCCGGCCAGTCCTCGAGGCGGGAGGCGCGCCAGAGGGCGAGGTCGATCGCGCCTCGTGAGTAGTCCTCGGGCCAGATGCCGAGGTATTCGCGCATGAACTGCGGGAGCGGGAGCTTGGCGAACCGGATCGAGATGGTCTCTTCGGTGGTCAGCGTGCCGATGCCGGGGTGTGCGGCCATGACGATCGCACGGGCGAGCGCCCAGGACTTCTCCCCGCGGCCGTCCATGAGGTCGACGGCCGCGATATTGGTCGGCGCGGCGAACTCGACGATGCCGGTCCCGGCGACCTCGTTGCGGCCCTCCTCGAGCGTGTCCCAGAACAGGCCGGAGCGGTGGAGGCCAGCGGTGCCCGCGACGATGAGCTGCGCGCCGGGACGGGTGTCCATGACGGGCAGGATCGCGCCGAGCAGCTCGCCGGACACCTCGGCGTCGTGCTCCTGCGCCTCGTCGAGGATGATCAGGTCGCCAGCGTCACCGCGGAAGCTGTCCTGCTTCGGGGGCACGACCTGGAAGAAACTGCCGTTGGCGAACTCGACGACCTGATGCCCGGCGCCCTTGAGGATGCGGAAGCCGCGCTCGTACTCGTTCGGCCACTTGCGCTCGAGGATTCTCGCCATGTCCAGGAACCGGTCCCGGGCCTTCGTGCCCGACTGCGCGGTGAACAGCACGACGTAGTTCTCGCGCTCCTTGCAGCGTCCGAGGGCGAGGGCGAGGAGCGTCGTCGTCTTGCCAGCTCGACGAGGGACGCAGACGCCCATCGTCGTGAACAGGGGGCGGAGGTCCTCGCGGTGCGCGTTGATCGCGTCGGCGATCTTCCACTGCTGCGGGGTCGGCTCGAAGCCCAGGAGCTCGCACCCCGCGAGAAATTCGCGCTCCCAGTTTTCGGCCCGGTCGAATGCTGAGATGTGCAGCGCCGGGACGCCCTCGCGTCGCTTCGTGCGGAAGGTTCCGTCGGCGTCGGTCGACGCGCGCATGACCTGCGGCCCGGGTTTCGTGGGTGCCCCACTGTGAAAGAAAGTTTGCGAGACGGCAAGCGGGGGTTGTTCTCGTCTGTCAAAAGACGAGGCCTCGAGGTCGAACAGGCTCGCTGTTTGCGTCGGGACGGCGTCGGACTTCCGGGGCGTCACCATGCGCGCATCTGCTTTTGAGCTCGGTGCTTCGCGTTGGTCATGGCAGCGCCGACCTTGCCGCCGTCGCTGCGGTTGCAGTGCTGGTGCGCCGGGCCGACCATGTCTCGGGTGAGTGGTCCGTCATCGAGGTAGGCGTCGAGGCCGGGCAGGTGGCCGACGTCCCATAGCTGCTCGGGGTAGACGGTGCCGCCGAGCTTGCACGAGGGCTGGACGCAGGGCGCGGGCAGGGTGGCGGCGATCGAGGGTCGCCACTTGGCGAGGAGCCGAGCGACGCCCTTGCGCTGATGGTGGACGCTCATGCGTCACACCGAGGGCACCTCAGGCCGTCGAGCAGATCAAGCCGCCCGAGATGCGGGCAGGTTAGTAGCGCGTCTGGCAGGTCACCGCGGTCTGGCCTGATGCGGTGTTGTCCAGGATGACGCGGTCGGGTGTCTGCACGATGCACCCCGCGTCGCCGTTCGTGGTGATCACGCTGGCTATGATCGACACCTTCGTCGATGAGGTCAGGTACTTGGCGAGCGTGAACGTCTGCGGGCCATCGCCCTGCACCTGATGCATCTGACCCGACGCGTCGACCCAGGTGAAGGTCGCGTCGGTGCCCGTCATGGTGACCGTGATCGTCTCGAGCGCTGGTGGCGCTGGTGTCGGCGCTGTTGTCGGCATCGTTGGTGTCGGGCTGCCGACAGCGGTCGAGGAGGAAGGCGCGTCCGGCACGGACACGACGCCGCAACCGCTCAATGTCAGTGCGCCGAGCACGAGGAACAATGCCGAGGCGAGCTGCTTCATGTCGGAACAGTACCAGCCAGAGGAGGAAGGCAATTGCTGGTGACCACCACGGCATGGCGTCGGGGCTCATCGTTGGGCCTCGGCGTCCTGGTCGGCGTACCGGGTGACGATGCGTCGAGCTGCGGCGATCCAGCACAGGGCGAGCGAGCGCCACTCGACGGGCTCGCGCTCGAACATGGTGGCCACGAATCGGACCTGGCTCGCCTCGCGGTGTCGTTGGTCCTCGGCGTCGAGGGTGTGGGCTCGATCGGCTGCGGTGCTCAGGCTCTTGGCGAGGTGGCGCAGGGCGTCGAAGATGTCGGCGTCGGAGGCCTTGTGGGTGGTGGTCATGCGTGGTCCTCGATCGCGAGCTGAGTGTGTTCGGGGGCGGGTGGTGCGGATGGTGCCGGAGGTTGGTAGTCGGTGCGGGCTGCTCGGATGGTTCGTCCGGTGGTCATGTTGATCACTCGCCCGTCGGCCTTGTGCCCGCACCCGTGGATGCACCAGCCGGAGTCGGCATCGAAGTCGTGCGGTGCGTCGATGGGCCGGTAGGTGCGGCAGCGTTCAGTGATGGAGGCCATGCGATTTCGCCCTGCGGGATTGGTGAAGTTGAGAGGTGTGGACCCCCCCGCGAGCGATCGGCGGTCGCGAGAGAGGTCCTGTGTGCTGCGTGATCGGAGCCAGCCGGTCGGATACAGGACTCGCCCGGCTAGGGGCGACAGTGTCGGTGTGTGTGATCGGGGGGGACGAATGAGGGTGCTGCCCGGACCTGCCTTTACCAGCGCCCCGACCACGCGGGGAACTTGTTGTTACGCGGTCTAGCTCCGCGGGTCTCGCCCTCATGGGTGGCGGTGTGGTGGCCCTGCTTCCGGCCTATCGAGTTATCTCGGAGGCCGGGCATGGTGGTGGGCGAGGCACCGTGTTCACGATTGGAGTCATGAAGTTGACTATGAAGAACATCGAGCACAACGCTTCGCATTGAACACGGCGTGTCTAGAAACGTGAACATGGTGAGCTGTATTATCGGAGGCATGACGATGATCAACCTCAGCGACACCATGCCCCTGT